CTTGGCCTTTAACTCGGCGTGGTGTATAACTGCAGCTTGAACGCTCTCAGGTAAGCAGTAAACATACACCGCGCCAAACTTTCTAGCGATGCGGTCACACATACGACCTTGCAAGGGCCAATCCGATCCTCCACGGTAGCCCTTTGCATAGATCGCTTCGCTAGGCCACCAACGGTCTAGTATGATAGGTTTGTTCTTCCTCGCTGCAAACCTTATCGCCGCTGTGTGGTAGTCGAAGATCTTTTCTTTCCAGCGGTAAGTCAAATGTAAGTAGTCTGCTTTTAATTTCTTTTGCAGCATCTTAGCTAACGTTGTCTTACCGGTTCCATCTGGACCATCAAGAATTATTATCATCAAACAGATCCCTCTGCTGTACTTGTACTAAGTCAGTCAAATCAGGTGCAACCCAGCCATCAGGTTTGATAACATCATATTGATCAGATCTCTTAGAAACCCCTTTTACCTTCTTCATGTTAGCAGCATGTACTCTTCTCCATGCTTCATCAAAGTCAAAGCCTTGCAGGTAAGCTGTACCTAAAATTACATAAGTTAAATCAACCAGTGCATCTAGTTGATCGGCCATATTGCCTTTCTTAAAATCACTGGCATTTATATATTCAATCATTTCCTCTTTCATAAACTCAATACGAAATTGAAACAAGTCGTATGGCAGCACACGGGGTTCACCCGTGTACTCCATTTCGTAACGCTCATGAAAGTCTTTTATGTCTTTCATTAAGGACATAGTTTCTCCCATTCTTCTGACGATCCCCATCTGCCTTCTACATCTCTGAGTGCAGGGAATTGCCTGTTAACATTACCTGGTTTAAGTTGCCATAGTACGTTACGACTATGTTGTGGTACTAGCGGCGCCATAACGGTTGCAAGATAGTTAGTGTCATAATAGTCACGTAACTGGTCCCACACCTCTCGTTGTGCTGGCGTTAGCTCGTCCTTATAGTCTTTCATACTTGCAAACGTGCCCCAATGACCTTCGATCTCGAACCCTGTGTCCTCAAGTACAGCGCCAAATGCTTGATATGTCATTTCATTGACATGATTAGCAGCAGCACCGACATGCTCGTCATAGCATGGTGTACTTAAAAAGACTCTGCCATCTTCGTCGATCAGCTCTCTAAACTTAGCAAGCATACGTCTACAATGATCAGGTTCGACATGTTCTGCGACTTCAAAGCAAACAATCACATTTGGTTTTGCTTCAAAATCATCTACACCTAAATCGCATACATCAGTCTTAGACCACAACTTATGTGGCTTCCATGATGCATTACGAAACTGCTCTGGTGTAGTCAGTGGTGCAACGTCAACCGCACCATACCACGCTGTACCCATACGTGATGAGTGCAGCAGCTTTGATAGTGGCATTTCTTTACCACAACCTACATCAAGGACTCTTGCTGTTTTGTATCGTTGGCTTGTCCCTAAAAATTTAACGACATGTGACCATCTCAAACAATGAGCAATGTAATCTCGATGCAGGAAACCACGCTCTTCCGCGTTGTCAATAGATAGATAAGTTGTATCTACCTTTTTTCCTCTCGCATTAGCCATGTTTTCTCTCTTCCATAAAGCCCTTGGTTATTAGTTGACCTTTATAATAGCTAAGTAGACGCTGGGCTTTTTGTTTTGATTTAACGTCTAACTCAATTTGCTGCAAAAGATTATCTTTGCTAATTTCCTCTTTTGCTTCTACAATGTTAAGGATGGCCTGGGCTTGTTTAGCCAGACCACCCTCAGCTGCCTTTATAAAGATAAAGGTTGACTTCATATTAAGCTGCCTCCGCATACTCCGTTGCTAGCTCTAATGCACGTCTCTTAGTTGCAGCACGTGGACCAAACCATGCTGAAGACAATGAAGCATCTCTGCTACGTCCTGCCTTGTGATCAGCAAAGTATGTGACCGCGTTAACAGCAGACCACCATGAACCTTCGCTCATCTTGTGACCTGGTTGTGTATACACAATCTCGTGCACGGTTTCACACGTTCTGTTAAACTGCGTCCTATCAACGTTTGGCAATAAAGCTGGTTGAAATAACTGAGCAAGAAACTGGTCGAACTTTTCATCAGTGTATTGCTTCGAAGCAAGAAACTTAGATTGTTCCTCGAACGACTCAAGTTGTTTTGATGCAAGACCGAGAGCGAGCTCAGCAGATTGTTTCACATCAGCATCAAACGCCTTAACATGTGGCATTCTAAAACGATCACCTTTTTGACCAAGTGCCATAGTCAATGTGTTGTTACACACGACACGGATTGGCGTGAACATGATAGTTAGAGATTTACCCCATTGATGCGGGTGTGAGATGAGCAAGTGACCTTGTACTTCGTCACCGCCTGGTAGTTTGAAACCTTGCTTGATATTAGCAAGACCCCATACTTGACGACCATGGTTAAGTGAACCAGCGGTTCCCATAGTCATATCACCTTCCTTGACAAATTTATCAAAGAAGCTAAATACCTCCTCATTTTGAATAGGTACATAATTCTTGCCACACGGACCTAAGATAAAATTATCAGAGTCGCGCACAAGCATGCCATATTCTTGAGTGGTAAGTGTACCTTCAGTGTGACCATGTCCTGGTTCCTGTGGTACAAAGACTTGACGTCTACTAACCGACCAATCTAGACCGGCAGCAGCAATCATTTCTTGAGGAGTTAGATTGTCCTCAACTTTTTGACCTAGACCATGCCAAGGTAACTCCCCTGCATAAGCCATAGTTTCTACTTGATGTGCCATAAGCATTCTCCTTTCTATAAAATATAAATTATACTACAATAATTATCTGGGATTGTAAACGGAAAAATGCGGTGCCCTAAAATAAGAGCACCACAATAACTGAGATTGAGATCCATATTACGAACGGCGTACCGACCGCATATAGTATTGCTTTCCAAAATTCTCTATCCATCGTTCTGAATAGATTCAAGTGGAACCAGTATTTTTAAGTGAATATATCCACCTTGCATTGAACTAATTGTGTAATTAAATGGACACGTCTTAATCCAGTTTAATGCTGCTTCAATATTACTTATTTGAAAAGTAACTACCATGTTAACCTCCTGGTACGTAATAATAGTAACATTTATCCACGAGCGCACAAAGAGTGACCGCAAATAAATACGCAAAAGCGAGAAGGCCGACTAAACAGCCGGCCTCCACGATAATGACAAGGAATTTACGCATCGGCGACATTCCTCATTTTGACAATACCTTGATTAATCATCTTAGCACGATAGTACTGGAAGATCCTCCATGGCTTTTGTTTGGTTTGTAATTTACCTGACTCAGCGAGTTCGTTAACTTTAGTCATTAACAAAGTCTCATCAATCCACACATCTAATTCAATGTGCTTTACTATGTCAGACGCTTGTTTCGGCAATAGAGAGTCATCTCTGTGGCTGAAAATATACTCACGAGGCTTAGTTTTGGGACGACCCTTAGTTTTTACAACTTTTGGCTCCTCTGGAGTATCGATCTCTGGAATGTAATCGTCGCCATCGTTAAGTACAACCTCTTGAGCCATTTTGATAACTCGTTTGGCTGCTGCCGTCTTATCCGAAAACTTAGGTGCTTGCGGAGTATTAACTATAGTACAAAATAAGTTTTGTAACTCAGTCATACTATATTTAGTTTTTAGATGCTCGAGACCATCATCGATGACCTGTTGCGCTCTTGAAAGTCTATCTGTCATATTAACTTTCTCCTTTCTGTGATCCCTTGTTAATGGGAACGTCTAACTCGGACCAAGGATCAAAATCGAGTGGACGTGAGTCGAAATCCTGACATAAATAAACTTCGCCAGATTTTCCGACAATACCGTATATTGAGGATTGACTAGGAAATGCACGATTAACTACTATATTAATCTTGGCACCCTGATCATGGTCCTTCAATATGTCAACTATATCCTTTACCTTAAGTGACATTACTCAACTCCGGTAATACTTGGATAGAGTCAATTGGCATATAGTCTAAATAGTCTAATAACTCTTGATGAGTGATTGACTGATCTTTAGAGAAATATGATAAGCCAGGTTCAATAACGGTGTATGAATCTGCTTGTACAAAGTACGTTGGTAACTTATTTGTCATAATATTCTCCTTTCTTAATTATCGATACTACCGCATAAATCTGAATATGTACAATGTTTTTTGCGGATTAATTTATACCAATAATTTATTGCTTTACTTTTATCTAATAATTTCAATGATTTATTGACATATTGTATTGATTGGCATTTTGGCAATAAAAAAAGTAAAATAATAAATTATTCATATATAGTAATAAAGGTAATATGGGGACCGAAGTCCCCATGGTTACTATTTACGTGATGAGTGAGAACCCATCCACTCGGCGAGTAATTGTTTAGATTGTTCTCTAGTGTACCCAAAACGGTTTATAATATGATCCGTTGCGCCAAACATATTGACCACACCAGAATCCTTGAGTTCATCTAAATACGTAAATGTCTCCTTTTGTATTTCGCCGTATTCACCTTCCTCAAACTCAAACTTTTCTGGAAATAACTCCTCTTCCGTAGATGGCCATTCATGTTCTTCCCGTTGACCATTGAAAAATCCTAGTTTGTAAATATCTTCGAACATAGAATACACATCTCTGTGTTTAGTATCTTGATCGAAATCCATTATCGAATCGGTATACGCCTCGATCTTTGACTTGATTTTATCGTCCATAACTTTCTCCTTTCTATTTATTATAAAAGTCATAATCTTTTTTAATATCTGAAATATCACAATCGTGAAATTCCGCCAATGCGACTAACAAATCATTCTTGTTTTTCGCACTAATTTCAAAACAAGGATTTCCACCACCTGGACCAAACGCCTGGATTAATCTCTGTTCTAAATTATGCTCTTCAATCCACGCCATAAAATCCGATATTGGATAATCCGACGCGACATCGATTTCTGCTTTGTACATAGTTTTATATACAAAATCACTGGTTCGTTCTTTATTCATAATTTTCTCCTTTCTGAATAATTAAATTTATTCTATATTGAAAAAACTGCTTTGTAAATACATTTTTAAATTAATTTTAAAAAAAATTTTTAAATAATAAAAAACCCGTTAAATTAATTAAAACTTAACGGGTTTATTGTTGGATATAATTTTGGTTATTTATTTATTTCTTGATTTAATAATACTAGTATAAATAATAAAGTACTCATTATAAATACAAATGATAACATTCCAATCATTAACTGCTGTAAAAACCACATTTGATCAATAGTATTTAATAAATCAAATAGTAAATATAAGCAAAATAAACTTCCGCAAATCATAAATAAACTAAAATATCTCATATTATTTTCTCCTTTCTCATTAGTTTTTTTACTTCTTTATAATAATTATTTAAAAAATAATCATCTTGATAATATTCCGTTTTATTATTCATAAAATCTTTTATAAATTTATAAAACTCTTTTTTACTCATAGTGGAAAAAGAGAGTTTAAAATTAAAACTCTCTTCGAAAATTACTAATAATTTATTATAATTACTCATAAGATTGCTTTTCCATATCTAAATCGTAATTGGCACTTTCTAATTCCGAAATATTATCAAACATCTCAATTTCATTATATAAATTATCTAGTTTACTTATAATATTATTCTTGAGAAACTCGATTTTATTTCTATAAACTTTTAAAATATCTTCTTGAATTAAATAATCTTTATTAATATATCCCGTTTTATCTGGAGTGCTATTAAAATTATATAAATTATTTAATAATTCTAAATGAGTATTTAATTTTTCAAGATCTTTATTAATATTTAAATTAAATCTTTTACTATTATATTTTTCATTTAAACTTTTACTCATAATAATTTTCCCTTTCTCCTTTATTATTACTTTTCATAAATTTTTCTCCAAATGCATAATTAAAAACTATTTTCTTAATTTCTTTATTACTTATAAAACTAATTAAATTATTTTCTAATATAGCAATTATTTGTTTTTCAGTAATTATTCCGTAATACTTTTTACTCATAATAACTATCCTTTCTTAATTAATATTAATTTAATTCTATATTATATTTTATATTTGTAAATAGTTTTTTAAATTAATTTTAAAATTAATTTCGAAATATATTTATTACTTTATTATATATAACTCTCTTTATTATTAATTAATTATAAATCTCATATTGATTTAAAATCTATTTTTTTCTATTAACTCTTTATATTATTTATTTAAAATAAAACGGAGTTTATTGGATTTTAATTATAGTTTTAAATTTATTTTAGCAAAAGCACTAGAAAACATTATCATTTTTATATTTTATTTTTGCCCGATTTGGGGCCCGGGGGCCACCGGATCGCGGCGCGGGTCTTCGAGCGCCAAGTCAGTCGATCTGCGGGGGTACTTTTTTACAATCGGACATAATACGCTAGCATTTTGTATTATATATAGGAAATAATTTGTAAAAAAATGTAAACATTTGTAGAATACCAATAAATACAATATGCCAATATGTCGGATATTGTTTACAGGAGCTGTATTTCATTGTAGTATTATGGTATAGTATTAACGTGGGCGGGGCGGTTCTCATCCTAGGCTAGTCAATCGCCTTCGCTCACACCATTAAGGAGTAAGAATGTCTAAAGGTGGCGCACGTCCAGGAGCTGGTAGACCTAAAGGTCAGGCTAATAAGCGATCTAAAGAAATAGCAGAAAGACTGGAACAACTAAATTGTGATCCTATTGAAGGTATGGCGATGATCGCGAATGATACTTCGCTTGATCATGGTTTACGTTTAACTGCATTTAAGGAACTTGCACAATATGTTGCGCCTAAAAGAAAAGCTGTTGATGTTGATGCAAGCATCGATGGTAACGTAAGTATTGAGGTAGTAAAGTTTAGTGATATTGTAGATGAAGATACAAGTACCGAGTGATTGGAAACCTCGTCCGTATCAAATGCCCATGTGGGAATTTTTTGAGGGCGGTGGAAAAAGAGCAGTTTGCGTTTGGCATCGTAGAGCCGGTAAAGATTTATGCAGCATAAATTGGTGTGCTGTTTCTGCGATGACAAGGCCAGGATTATACTGGCACCTCTTTCCTACTTATAACCAGGGAAGAAAGATTGCATGGGATGGTATGACTAGAGACGGCCGTAAGTTTTTAGATCACTTTCCCAAACAAATGCACGAAGCTATTAATAATACGGAGATGAGATTAACGTTAAAGAATGGGTCAATCTATCAAGTTGTGGGAACCGATAATGTCGACAGACTGGTTGGAGCAAATCCAGTTGGAGTCGTGTTCTCAGAGTACTCACTTCAAGATCCTCGTGCCTGGGATTATATACGTCCCATCTTGGCTGAAAATGGAGGATGGGCATTATTCATTTATACAGCTAGAGGTAGAAACCATGGATATGACCTTCTTAATATAGCTAAGAAAAACGAATCTTGGTTCCAACAAGTTTTATCTGTCGAAGACACTCGGGCAATCCCAATATCTGCTGTTGATGAGGAACGTGCAGCAGGTATGCCCGAGGAAATGATACAACAAGAATTCTTCTGTTCATTTGATGCTCCGCTAGTCGGTTCGTATTATGGTAACGCCATGGCTAGGTTGTTAGCTGACCAACATCTAACCAAGGTCCCGTACGAACCGACACTCGATGTACATACGTCGTGGGACTTGGGTGTAGGTGATTCGACCGTGATCATATTCTTCCAAATGCATCACAATGAAGTACGTATAATAGATTATTATGAAAATCAAGGGGAAGGTTTGGCTCACTACATTAAAATCGTTAGGGAGAAGGAATATGTCTATGGAGACCACTTTGCTCCTCATGATATTAAGGTACGAGATCTAAGTACAGGTAAATCTAGAATAGAGATTGCTAGAGAATTAGGCATAAGGTTTAGAGTTGTAGCTAATTTAAGAATAGAAGACGGTATAGAAGCTGTCAGGTCTATATTACCCCGTTGTTATATGGACGAAAATAAATGTGATCACTTAATAGAAGCATTAAGACAATATAGAAAAGATTTTGACGACAAGAATAAAACATTTAGAGATAGGCCGCTGCATGACTGGACCTCGCACCCCGCAGACGCTATGAGGTACTTAGCTCTAGGCATCAGAGACCGTATTAACAAGAATGTTGCAAAATTACCACGTCAAGCAGAACAGGAGTACAATGTCTTCGGGGATTATAACATATCGTCCATTTAATTTAGATGATTTGCCAGCAATGGTAGAATTAGGGCGACAAATGCATGCAGAATCTAATTATAGTCATTTAGATTATGATCCCGCTAAATTAGACTTAATGGCAGCTACTTGGCTCGCTAATCCTGAGATTTACTTTGCAGATATAGCAATCTGCGAAAATAAGATATTTGCGATGTACGTTGGGTTCATTTCAGAGTATTATTTCGGTAAGGACCTAGTAGCGAATGATTGTTTGCTGTTTGTCGATAAGTCTAAACGTGGCGGCGTGGCTGCAATTAGATTAATAAAACGGTTTCAGCAATGGGCATTTGATAAAGGTGCTAGTGAAGTTAGACCTGCTACGTCTACGGGCGTTCAGACTGAAGACACGAAAAAATTGTACGAAGCTCTTGGTTATGATACCGTGGGTTACGTATTTAGGAAATGTAAACTATAAGGAGGCTTATTATGTGCGGAGGCGGATCACGACCAGCTCCCCCACCACCACCACCAGCTCCAAAGCCGGTGGATACGGGTCCTTCAGTAACAGAGCTTACTGAAAGCGAAAAGAAACGTAAGGGGAAAGGTTCAACGGTATTAACCGATACGGAAGCGCAAAAGATGGAGCAGATCAAGAAGAAGAAACTTCTTGGTGGCGCATCTGAACCACTTGGTAAATACTAATGAAGCAGCAAGTCAACCAAATATTAAAGCGGTTGGAACAACTAGAATCTTTTAGAGCTCCCTGGGAGACACTCTGGCAAGATTGTACAGACTTTGTAAATCCTCGCCGGGGTGACTTCCAGACCAAACAAGCAAGGGGATCTCGATCTAGATTTGATAAAGTATTTGATTCTACCGCTCCACTGGCAAACGAGCAGCTAGCATCTGGCTTGCACGGACACTTGACTAATGTGGCTGAAAGATGGTTTCATCTTAGAGTCCCAGGTCAACAAGCATCTGCAGGTACTCATGCTTGGTTGCAGCAATCAGTGGGGATTATGTTTGATAAAGTATTTAACATTGCAGAGTCTAACTTCATAACCTCAGTACATGAATTATACTTAGATT